TCGGAAATCTCTTGCTCTAAAGTTGCGTAAGGTAAAGCACCCGAATAATCTATTGGAGTATAATAATGATAACCCGAAACGTATGGTTTAATAACGTATAATTCAACTTCTTTTCCGTTACCAAATTTAAAAGCAGGTATGCGTTTTAATACATCACCATTTTTATATTTTGCCCAATCAGGGTGATAAAACCAAGCTTCAATTTCGCCTTTGTCGTTACATTTTTCTGCTCTTAACGTGTGCATTGGAAAATGTTCAACTGATTTAACTTTACCATTGAAGTAAATAACCTGCATTGCAGCCATTCCAAGTAACTTACGTTCTAAAGCAACTTTACGCAAACAATCCTTTTTTACAATAGACATCATTTGTGCATACTCGTTTGGCTTACGATTTGAATCAGTAGCATCGATTCCTTTTCCATAAATCATATTAGCAACACCTGTTATAATAGCGTGATTTGTATTTGAATACAAAAATCTATCAATAAGGTATTGAAAATAGTTGTTATCTACGCCGTATTCAACGAACTCTTTGTTTTTAGATTCAGTTATAGTTGGAGAATTATAAGCGCTTAAACTTAAAATGTGTACGTTATCCATAAATTATAAATTCATTATCTGAAGTTCTTTGCGTGTAAACGTTTTTGTTTATACTAAATTCTTCAATTATTTGGTTTGTGCAAAATATTTTATCTCTATAAACTACATCAGTACCATTTAAAATAGTCAAATTGTAGAATTTGTTTTCTATTATCGGAAATACCAAATTAGTAACTGCGTAATATTTATCAATCGAAAATACGCACCCGATAGTTTCTTCTGTATTTGCTTCTTCATCTCTTAAAACAATAGCATCAGCTTCTAAACCATCAATAGTGGCGTAAAGATTTTGTGACGTTCCTTGTTCTTTTAAAATTATCATTCTTTTTATTTTAAAAATTAAAATTTTATGATTTTGTTTTTTCAAAAAAAAATATTATATTTACAAAAATAATAATTATGAAAATTTGTACAAATTGTAATGTAAAAAAAGAATTAAATTTATTTTATAGTGCCCCTAATTCTCGCTCTAAAGATGGTTTGTTTAGTTATTGTAAAGAATGTATGAAACAAAACAGAAAAGAAAGTTATTTAAAAAATAAAGAACATACTTTAATAATAAATAAAAAATGGCGAGCAAATAACAAAGAAAAAATACAAAAATATTGTGAAGATAATAAAGATAAAGTAAAAGAAAGAAATCAAAACAATAGAAAACAAAGATGGTTTGATAAATATTTAAAAAATAAAATTGAAATAGATAAATATTTTAATAATATAAAAATTACAAAAGATAACGTTGAACAATATGTTAGAAAATATAATACACATAAAACAAATTTAAAAAGAAAAGAAATTACTAAAGTTTGGTTTAACAAAAACGAAGAATATTTAAAAATATATTATAATGAAAACAAAGAAAAAATGATTAAACAAATGGTAACTAATAATAAAAAAAGATTAAAAACTGATGCTATTTTTAAATTTAAATGTAATGTTAGATGTTTAATCAAAGGTTCTTTTAAACGTGGTAAAAATCAATTTCAAAAAAATGCTAAAACAGAAAAAATTTTAGGATGTACTATTGAAGAATTTAGAATTTATATTGAAGATAAATTTACTGAAGGTATGACTATTGAAAATCACGGTGAATGGCATTTAGACCATATTACACCTTTAGCAAGTGCTACAACAGAAGAAGAAATAATAAAATTAAATCACTATACAAATTTTCAACCTTTATGGGCATTAGATAATTTAAGCAAGGGTTCAAAAAACATATAAAACAAAAAAAGGGTAACTAAAAAGCTACCCTTAATTAAATTTAAAGTTGATTATTAAGAACCAACAACTACAGTGAATCCTGCAGCAGTAAGTGTGTCACCAATAAAGTTAGCAGGTACTTGTTCTTGCCCTGTTAGCGTTAATGTGTAACCACTTAAATCACCCATAGCACCACCGGTTACGATAGTACCACCTGTAACATCCATTCCGTGGTCTAAACCTGCATAGAAGAAATTTCCGTTGTTATCTTCTACGATAACTTGTGGACGCCCGTAAGCCATTAATTTCAATTCTTTGTGGTCTTTAACTGTTAACTTTTTGAAAGTCAACTCTAATACTTGCTCGAAAAATGTTGTACCATTCTCACGTGAGCTATTTACGTTTTGTGTAAATGTAGAAGCACCTTTTAAATCGTATTTGTAAGCAGTTGGAGTTCCTGTAACAGCATCGATTACATCGGTATTTGTAGCATCGTAAGTATAACCTGTTGCGTCTCCGTAATTAACGAAATAAACCGCTTTTAAGCCACCTACTGAATCTTTACATACTTCTAATCTTCCACTTGATAAATCACAAGCCATATGTATATATTTTTATTAGTTAATTAAAAAAAAGGGTGGCGTTTATTTCACCACCCCTTGAAGTTTAGTTTGCTTAAAATTAAGCAGGAGTGTAAAGAACTATGTCAGAACCGATTCCGTATTGAACACCTGCAGTAAATCTCATTACGATTCTTACATTTTGTGAACCATCGATGTCAGCCATATCAATCACTTTCACTTCGTTATGATCAGATAATAAACCTGTTCCGAAATATAAGTTAGATTTTTCAGCAGCCATCATATAGTTATTAGCCAATCCGTTTGCAACAAATATTTTAACTCCGTCAAAAGTTAAACTTCCGTTGTTAAACCATTGTGTACCCATTGTGTTAGTACCATTAGCACCTAAACCTGAAGCAGCAAAACCACCTAAAGCACGAACGTATGCACGAGCAACGTTTTGAGATACATAGATATATAAATCTTCTTTTCCGTATAAAGCAGCAGGAATAGCGTCAACTACTTTTCCTAATTCAGCAATAACGTTAGCCGCAGTGATAGCAGTACCAACTACGTCGATAACAGTTGCATCAGCAGTAGCTAAAGTAACGAATCCGTCAAATTGTCCTGCAGTAGCAGTAGCACCTCTCCAAATTGATACTTCGTTGTTTTGAGCAGCTTTAGCAGCAACGTGCGCTAATAAAAAATCTTGAAAAGAAGGTGGCATTGAATCGAATGCAGAATAACCCATTTCAATCGCTTCCCAATCGCTGCGGAAGTCTTTTTTACACAATTGTAGGTTAATTTGGAATTCCTCAGGGGTGATGATTCTTTCAGTTAAAGTAACTGTAGAAGTTGCATCGAAATCACAAGTAGCATCTTTAACTAAATCGTTAGTTGCTAATTTTTTAATTACTTCTTTAAAAGCAATGTTTGGTTTTACTTCAATACCACCGTTTTCGATAGTAGAGGCAGACAATAAAGCAGCAGAAATATATTTCCCTGCAAACTGACCTGCATAAGTAGTTGTAATAGAAGTTGTAGTCGCCATTTTTTAATTATTTAAAGTTTGAAATTTTGTTTAATACAGAATCAAAAGTTGTTTTTGTTCTATTTTGTGAGAAAGTATGTAATTCTCTTTTAGTTGTAGCTTCAGGGTTGTGTGTTAAAGGCTCAGCAGATAATTCTACTTCTTTAACTTCAACTTTAGCTAATTTTAATTCTTCGATTTCTTTTCTTAAAGATTCGATTTCAGCAAAGAACATTTCTTTAGTAACTGATTCAATTACTCTTTTAGGTTCTTTTACTTCGGTCATTTCTTGCTCTACTTCAACTTCTACTTCAGCAGGTGCTTCTTCAGCAACCGGTGCTTCCATTTCTTTGATTTCAGCAATAATACCTTCTTCGGCTACGATTAAAATCATACCATCTTCTAACTTGTATTCTCCAACAGGTAAAGCAATTCTGTCTTCTTCGTTTACGATGAAAACACTTGCACCTGCTTCAAATACTTCAGCTTCGATAATAGTACCATTCTCTAAAGCCATTTGAGCAAGTTTTACTTCCATTCCCAATAAGGTTTTGATTTGGTTAATTACGTTCGACATTTGATTTTTGTTTTAAAATTAATATTATAAATATTTGTTACATTTTTAACAATTAGTTACTTATTCTTACGATAGTTCTCGGCTCGTTAACATTGTTAATCAATGATTCACCACCTTGTGAAAGTGTAGCACCAATTCCTTGATTTTGTAAATCACCATTACAACATTCTTTACTGTAGGTACTGTCTGCACATAGACAACCTCTGTTTCCGCCCTTTGGGCTTGTTCTGCTTTTAGTTTGTTTGCTCATATTAGTATTTATTGTTTTGTGTTCTTTGAATAAAATATATTACATCGTATATTTGTCCTGAGTGGTTTGCTATCATTTTAATACTTAAACCATTTGTTACTACATCTTCATCAGCATAGTATTGAAAAGTTTTAGAAAAAGTATGTTCAATATCATTACCTTTTGGAAAAGTTATTGTATCTCTCAATCTTTCGTAAGGCGTTCCATTACCACCTTCAAGGTAAATATCAACGTAGCCGTTTGCGTTGCTTATTTGCGCTTTAAATGCTATTGTAACTATATAAACATCGTTTTCAAACTCTGCTTTTAATTTATTAGCTGAATAATAATCTATTTCAGAATTTATATTTGTGTCAATTACAAAACCTTTATTGTTTGGAACTGTAAAAGCTGTTGTAGTAAAATTAAAAGGTGAAGCACTTGTATATTGCGTATCATCGTACCTTGCCCAACCTAAACCCATACTTCCCGATTGAGGTGGATATACTCTAACTTGTTCGCCATTAAAACCCATAAATAATGCTTCATCGGTTACAAGCATTGCACCTTGTTCAATATTTACATTATCGACTTCGGTTTGAGTTGTTTCTTGAACGTGAACTTTATAAGCAGTATTATTCGTTGTAGCCATTAAACGTTATTTAAAATTTGTTTAATTTTTTCAATTAGTTCTTCTTCTTCAGTAAGTACTTTGCTTAATTCTTTTTTCTTTTCTAATTGGTCGGCAAAATGTCCTTCTAAACTAAAACCTTTTACCTTGCCTGTTTTAACGTAGTCGTTCCAAATTTCGTCATTGTCAACTTTTACACTTGCCATCCAAGTACCAAGCGGAACGTTTAAATTATACAACGCACTTTTATCTTTAGTTAAATCTTCAACTATCCAAGATTCTACAACTGTTAAACCTTCAATAACTTTTGAATGCTCTAATGTTGAGTTGCCTTGATTACCATTCTTTAAAAACAACTGAGACGCTTTTACGACAGTATCTTTTGAAAAATATATATAATACTCATCTTCGCCATTACGTCTGTAAATTGGTTTTTCAGGAATTAATACAGCACCCATCAAAATACGTTTCTCTTTATTTATTTCAGCAAGTTTAATTTCTTCAGACTTTAACGCTACAAAATCGGACTCAATAGCAGGTGATTCAACTACGCTAATAGCTTCTACACCTTGCATTTCTTCTTTGTCGTCTATAATTAATTCTATTAGATTCATTTGTTTTATTTTAAAAATTAAGTTTTAATTAAATTGTTTTTTTATCCAATACTTGCGTTTCTTACGATGTTTCTATCTAACGCTTGTTGTGTTGTTACGTTATTAGCAACTACATACGCTTGTACGGGTTGTTGAGCGCCTAACGTTTGTGCAATTTGATTAACTCCGCTATTGCCTACAACATTAAAATTTGGACCTGCTGCCGCACCACCTGCGCCGCCGCCGCCGCCATTACCTGTTGACGGAGCAGAACCTGCAGAACCACCACCTAAAGCACTTAACGCTTTTTTAGTAGCTAATAACGAATTTGCAACACCTAATACACCACTAATAGTGTTTATAGTAACCCAAGGTTGACCACCTGTTAAAGGAGATGCAGCTACCGATTTAGCATTTGCTGCTTGTGTATTTAAAATAATTCTTGCAATACCTACTGCGTTTTCAGCTATAATTGCAGCTTTTTGTATTCCTTTATTTTTTTCTCCTAATTGTTTTAATAAACCTAAACCACCTGCTACATTATCTAATACTGCAGTTTGAATAGCAGCTTTTGCATCGGCTTCGGCTTGTGCAATTTCTATTTCTTTTTGCTTTGCAGCTTCAGCAGCTAATAATTGATTTTGTATTTCTTGACCTTTCTTTTCTCCAAATGCTTTTAAATCTTCTATTCTTTTCTCATCGTTTGCTTTAGCTATTTCACGACCTTGTGCAAGAATTTTAGATTGTTCGTTTAAAGCATCTTTTTCATCTTGTAATTCTTTTTCTCTTTTTGCTTTAGCTTCAGCAGCAGCCTTTTCGTTTGCTTCTTTTCTTTTTTGAGCAAGTTCTTTTGCAGCACTTACTTCAGCAGTTTTAATTTCAACTAAATGTCTATTTTGTATTTCTTTTTTTTCATCAAGTGCTTTTTGTACGTCTTGATTTTGTTTGTTATATTGTTTTATAGATTCGTTAGCTACTTCTACTTGTTTTTTAATCAAATCTGAATCAGCACCTGCTGCTTTTAAACTCGCTAAAGTGTTTAAGTTTTTTTGATATGTATTTTCAGCTATTGCTCTTTGTGATTTCTCAAAAGCTATTTTTTCATCAATTAATTTTAACTCTAATTTTCTAATTGCTTCAGCACTTAAACCACTCGCTTTAGCCATAGCAAGTTCTTGACTTTGTTTTCTGCTAAAAGCATTTGCATTTTTATCAAGTGTTTTAGTTTGATTTTCAAGTGTAACTCTATTTTTTTCAACTGCTGCTTCGTTAGCTTTAGCTGCTGCTGCATTACTCATAAAAAATTTAGTAAGTGCTACACCTGCTGCAACAAGAGCAACTATTCCTGCTATAATAGCACCTATTGGGTTTGCTGCCATAGCTGTATTCCATAACCACTGAGCCGCAGTAACTACCTTTTGAACTATTGTATATTTTTGAGCAGAAGTAGCCAATGCTTGAAACGATGTTGCACCCTCACGAATACCACGAACACCTTCGGCAAGTGCCATAGCACCTTGAACTTTTAACAATGCTTCTTCTAATTCTTGTGATTGACTACCTGTTAAAGCCATTGCACCTTGAACACCTGCAAATGTAGAAGTAACACCTTGTAAAGCTCCACCAAGTTTTGAATCAAACGTAGTAGCCGCAGCATCAACAACCATATCAGTTTGCATTTGGACTCTACGATATTGCCCAACTGAATCTAATAAATCTTTATATTCTTGTGTAGCACTTTGTCCCGCTAAAGCTAATTCGTAAAGCCTATCTTCAGCTTCACCCATTCTTGCAGTCAATGGTTTTAAATCGCCATAAACTTCTTCAAACGTTGCCTCGACACCTTTTGCAGACGCATCTACTTTTTCTAATGCTTTTGATAAATTATCTAAACCACCAACGGCTTGAATTGTACTTACATCAATTTCTATTGTTTTCTTAATTGCCATTTTATTGTTTGTTTTAATTCTTTAAAGTTTTCGGGCATTTTGTATTTTCCTTTTGCTATTGCAATCGCTTCGCTATCTTGTTCTTTTAACAAGGGTAGCATTTCTAATATTAATTTAAGCATCTTGTGTTATTGTAATTAAATCATTTTTATTACTTAATATAGCTGCAGTTCTTTGCAAACCACTTGTGTTTTGTTTAACATCAATTTTAACAGTAAGCTCATTAAAACTAATTGGATTTAACATACTACTAACATCGTCTATAATAGTCCAAGTCAATAATTCTTTTGAAGTTAAAAATA